TGATCAAATGGCTTTTGTTTAAATTCTTCTATTATAGATAACACTTTGTTAGTAGAGGCGGTCATATGAGAATCAGATTTAACTTCTTCAATTGTCAAAGAAGATTCAATTATCGTTCTAAGCCTGCCGATCTCCTCATTTAAATAAAGTTTAAACTCCGCACCGTTGTCAGCAAAAGACATTATATATTTATTTAACAGTGTTTTTTGCTCTTCGGATAAAATACCAATATATTGAGAGTTAAATGATTGTATAAATGTTTTAAATATCAAATTATCAATCGGCTTCATAGAATTGGTTTCTTTTGCGGTAAAGGTTGCGGTCATATCCTTAATAATTTGCTCTTCTAATAAAACGCTTTTTTTAATTGGCGTGTCGGAATTAAATATTTGCGATATCGAAGCTAAGTTTTTATAACTTGGAACAAAATTAGCATATGTAGTTTTCGGCAAATTTGCATTAATATCTTTAATCAGCGCAGTTTGTTCACCATAAATAGAAGTAGCGTCCAACGATGAATGTGCCATTTTTACTTTATATAATAATTTTTCTGCTGCATACGGCTCTAATTTGTCGGTTTCGTATATAGCTTTATACAAATCTAATTCTTTGCGAAGGTTCGTGCCTTTTTTAAATCTATTTTTTAAAATTGAAATAGCATTATTTTTCTTGGCGCTGTTGCCTTCAAGAATAGATTTTGTTATTTCACGTATTAACGCCTCATACAAAAAGGCTGTATTTCTTTTTTTATTATGTTTCATTTTTTTCGACATTTTTTTTATTAATATCCTTTTCTTCCAACTCAGTAATTAGGCTCTCAATATCTTGATTGACATTAAATATTTGTGTTTCTTCCATATTCTCAAAAATCTTATTAACGCTAAATAGCCCTGGATCTGTCATCCATAGCCCTCGGGCTCCGTCCACACTAGAGTCGCCCTGCCTGGGCGCTCTGCGTGAGTGTCGTTTCCTTGGTCCTATTTTGTTAATTCGTCTTCGATCTTTATCTTTTTTAACAGAGTTATATGTATGTCCGTGTGCCTGTTCTTCACCACTTTTTTCAGTTGGTTCGTCTTCTCTTCGCCCAGGAGGTGCGGCTAACAGTGCTCCCGCAGCTTCTTCATCGCCGGGTTCTTCCAGGGGTTCTTCGCCTCCAAGTCCTTCCTCTCCTTCAAGACCTTCAAGACCGCCCATCTCGTCTTCCAAGCCGCCGCCCATGCCAGCAAGTCCTTCTTCTCCGCCGCCTGCCGCAGCTTCTGCTTCGGCTTCAAGTGAAGCTTCAAACTTCCTATCATAAAACATTTCTCTTTGATTTCTAAGAAATTCATCATCGGACATGTTAAAGATTTTTTCAGAAACCCATCGCTTGCTGAAAAAGCCCTCGGTAGCCTGTCCCCCAACTTCAAACTTTGTTCTCCAATGCTCCAATTCTTGCAATTCTGCAATTTTAGATGGATTGTTTAGTGACAATTTAAAGCTAATTAAATCTTCGGAACGATAGCCCATAGTATAAAGGTGAATAATACCAATCTTTTCCATTTCAGCAATAACAACTCTTTGTAGTCTTTGTATTGTTCTTGCAAATCTAATGTCTTTCTGTGCCAAAGTGGTCTTGTCTTCTTGTGCTCCTTCGCCTTGTGCAAGATATGATTGAGGTACCTTAAGCGCAGAAAATAATTTTTCTCTTAAATACTTTACATCCTCAATATCTCCCGTATACTGTCCGCCTGCTAATGTTTCAACTTTTGTTGATACGCCGCCACGGACGGGAACAAAATAATCTTCATCAACACTCATCGGATTATATCTTAAATCTACACGACCTGTAGAAGAATCAACCACCTGATTGCGTTTCATTTGTGTCATTACTTTTTGCATATATTGTTCCACATCTTCTGGTGCAATATTGCCAACATCAACATAAAACACTCTTCTTTCGGGTGAGCGCACAATACGATATGTCATCATGGCATCTTCAAGTAATGTTAATTGTCTCCATATGCGACGAGAGGGCTCTAGAATAGACGTACCATATGGCGCATATCTATCATTTCCTAAAACTCTAAAATGTGCAAGTTGCCAATTTTCAAAAGTAAGTCCGCCTGAATTCCATTGAAATTGTACGTAATTTGGATTTGTTTTATCTTCACCTTCTAATCTTTCGACTTCATGGGTTGGCAATCCAATTGCGCTTGTAACCCCCACCTGCTCATCAATATCCAAATACAAAAAGTAATCGCCATATTTACACATTGTGCGGCACCAGCCAAATAAATTAAATTCTACATTAAGCACATTGTGATAAAGTGCTTCCAATACAGCTTTAATTTCTTCATTATTGGTATGTATCGTAAGTAATGGCTGTAAACCAGATGATGTTGTCATTTCATCTGCATAAATGTCCAACGATGATGCAATTTCTGGAGTGTATTCCATTTGTTCAAAATCTGAATATCTTTCAGCACGTAGCTGATTTGACATGATTGCAGCACTTAGCTGTTCAAATGGGTTATAAGATGATTTTTTAAACTGTTTTCCGCTAGCGGATTTAAACCTATACTTATCTAATTGTGTTCTTCGTAGTTTGCGTGGTGTTTGAACTCGATAGTTTGCCATCGGTCCAGAAAATATTCTTGTTAATCTTCTAAACAGTTCGGATTGTGGATTTCGAACATTTTTTTTATTTCCAGCCATATTTTATTATCCTTTATAAAGCCAAGAATACTTTTCCATCATTTTCTTTGCTTTGTCATCTAGACTATTTTTTTGTGTATCCCGTCTTGGATCGTATCCTTTTTGCCCTTTAATAGTGGTTTGCAATGTTGTTCGCGCAAGGAACATAGATTCTAAAAAGGCTTTCTTGTATGCAATATCTTTCTTATTCATTTCAAATGCCGTATCTCTAACCCAACATCCAATTGCTAATGCCATAGTGAGATCATCGTTATATCCTCTCATCGCCTCCGGTCTACCATTGTTCCAAATAAAAGTTTTTAATTCATTTATAGTTCTAGATGAATATACTGTAATTAGTTTATTTCTAATGAATTCCTCTAATTTTGCAATAATCAACGGTCTTGTTTTGGACGATGTTGTAAAGCCTGCCACAGCATTAGACATATTTTCCGCTCTTACTTGTTCAACATATTCGTGCGTTGATTTAATTGAAAAATATATATTTGTATAACCTCGTTCTCTCAGCTTGTCTAAAACTGTAAACCCAACGGAATTATTTTCAACAACCACCATGCAATTGCCATATTCCTTTCCAGCGCTCATAACAATATCTGTAAAAAGATCAGGAGTTGCTTTGCCTTGATAATCGGCAATTATTTCCATTGTATCTAATTTTAATATATGAAATGTGGAACTATCTTGACCATCACCTCTAGCCACATCTGCTGTTAAAAGATATGTACATTCTGGTTGATAGTTTTCCCAAATCCAAAAATTTCTATCAAAGCCTGTACGATATTTGGGTTCAACGATCTTTTCTTCAAGCCAAACGATATCGTCTGGGTGAATAACCGTTTCTCCAGACATGTTAAAATTACATTCTAATTCTTGTGCAATTTGCCTGCGAGACATATTTTTTGTTTCATTCTCATACCATTCTATATCTCTGTCTGGGTGTACTTCCCAGCGAAGCTTCGTTGAAAAAAAATCATTCATACCTTGTTCGGCATCAATATATGTTTGGTGAAACCAGTTTCCCACACCATTTGGAGTAGATAAGGCAATACATCGCCCGCCTGTTGATAGTGTCGGGTACAGACCAGTCCACAATTCTTCCAAACCCTCAACATGTGCCGCCTCATCAATTACCAACAAAGATAGCGCTTCTGAACGTCCGGCATCTGCACTAGTTGAAGAGGCTTTGATTTCGGATCCGTTAGAAAGAACAAATGATGCTCTGTTGTCTATGGTGATATCCGCAATACGTAACCATGGTGGCATGTGCTTAATTATTGATTTAACTTTTTTTACTAAATTTGTTGCGGTTTGAAATTTGGTGGCAATAACAAGAATATTTTTATTTCTATGAAACAGCATTAGCCATACAACATATGCTGCCGTAATGGTGGAAATGCCAAGTTGCCTAGCTTTAAGTATTACATTGAATCTATGTTCATTGAAATTTTTAAGTAACTCGTCTTGAAAGTCATACGTCTTAAAAGATATTAGCCCATCAATTGGGTGAGAAATTTTGGCATAGTTATTAATAAAATAAGCGGGATCTTTCCCGCTCATCACGATTTCTTTTAATATTTCCTTTTTTGTAAGCTGGTAGCCCATTACCCCTCATTTTTTCTAGTAACGTTGCTAGGTTTTTTAGTTTTAGGATGCTCTTCTTTGCCCCAAGCAACCCAATCTTTAATTGATTTGTCCAGTTGTTTGTCTGACGAATCAGCAGAGCCTGCACCCACTTCTTCAACTCCCTTTAAATTATTAATTTTATAAGCTCTGTGAGCTTGAACCCATGCCCTTACGCCAGAAGTGTTCTGTACTAAGGCTTCGACCTCGCCATCTGCCTTCAGCGATAGGGAATCGCCCGTAATTGCTTTATACTCTTTCTTCAAAAAATTAGCAATTTGTTGAATCATGTCTTCAATATCAGACTCAAAATTCTTATTGTGAACTTCTTTTATTCTAATGTCGGAATGATAATTGATAATCAATCGATCACCATGAAACTTGACCCCAAAACCATCCATAATTCGTGAGTCGGTAATGGGATCTCCTTCTTCTCTTTTAAGACCTATTTTTCTTTCTTCGCCGTCATATGAATAACGTTCATTGTGTGCGCCATCATATGAATTTGCGGCTGCTTGTGATATAGCTCTAACGATTTCTAATGTAGTTGCCATGTAAATTTATTCTCCTTCATTTGGTCGCCACCCTGATAGCCATCGTTCCTCTCGGAATTCGACCCATTTAATATAACAATCGTGACAACAATTAAACTTATTCATATAAACATCATCTCTGCCATCAAAAGAATAAATACCGCATACCGGGCATTTTCTATTTGATTCTCTATTAAGTAGTTTTTTAGAGATTAAAAAACCATCCACTTCTATTTTTTCGGTTTTTTCAGCTATAGTATTTTGTTTTTGTGCCAATTCTTCGATTTGTGTTAAGTAATCGTCTTCCTTCTCTTTGTTCCAAAATTTTTTTGGATTTTGTACAGCCTCATTGCCGTATTTTTTTTGAATGGCTTGTTCTATTTTTACAATATAATTTGGATCTTTTTTCTTTGTCATTGCGAATTAACAATTTGATTGGTGGCAAAAAATACACCTAATGATAAACCAATACCAGCTACTGTGCCGCCTAGTAGCCACCAATCATTATTTTTATTTGGCTGCTCAAGAGCCATTTCACGATATGTATCGATTTCTAACTCTTTCGCTTCAATCAGTAAATTTAATCTTTCATTTTGTGCGTTTGCGCTCGCATTCAAACTATCAATTTGTAATGTATATCTAGCCTCTAATTTGGCTAATTCATATTCAACCCTTAAATCGCATTCAGACATTGAATATTGATGCTCTGTGATCAACTGCGCGGTTGCTACAGGATTAAATAGCGTTCCTGCAAACGGTGCCGGTTCTCCTAGCTCCAGGTGTGTATATTTTGGCACATCAGAACTATTATCTTGAGCATAAGCAGGGCTATACACAAGCAAGGTACAACATAATATTTGTGCAATAATTTTATTCAACATATTCAAATCCAAATTCATCTAAAAGTGTTTTGTTTAGATTGCTCGGATCATTATGATATTGATTCACAATCTCTTTAATTCTTGCTCGTTTGTCAAATTTTAATTGTTGTGAAGCGCTCTTATGCGCATCTTCAATTTGATCTAAAATACTATTATATTTTTGTATCGCTTTGTCTCTATTCTCAATTTCTTGTTTATATGTTTTGTTAATGCCATCAATTTGGCTTTGATAGCTTTGCTTTGTTGCATCTAATACTTTCATTGCTGCGTCTGTATTTTTGCGAGACACAAATCAAATAATAAATGTCCATGCAAACAAAAATAACATTTTCCAATGATGCTTAATCCAAAGCCAACTTTTATTCAAGAACAGCTTAATAGCTAATAAATTCATACTCACTCTCCATATTTATAAACCTTCATAATATCAACAGCACCCTGGGTGCCAATGTATACCATTGCGATCAGTCCCCATGTTTCAGATGTTAAGTCTGACCATATCATCAATCCTGTTGCAGTAAGAAAAGTTAATAACTTTCTTGATATTACCTTATATAATATTCTATCTAATACTCCCTGCATTGTTCTTCCCATATTTATGTACCTCTTATTTTATTGGTTAACGCATGCATAATCATTATGCTTATCAATGTTAATTACTGTATCTACACAATCTTTTAAAGAATCCAAGTGAGATATCATAATAACTACCCTGAAATAAGATTTTACCATATCTAATATTCTGATAAAACCTTCTAAATTTTCTGCGTCCAGGGATGTGCCCGGTTCGTCTAATATAAAAATATTCGACTTTGGCAAGTTTGAAACTGAAAGCAACGACAGTCTGATGGCCATTGCTGCAATTGTTTTTTCGGCACCGGATCCCATTTCAATTGGTCGTGGATCGTGTTTTGGGTGCTTAATAAAAATATTTAACCTTCTGCCGTCGTCTTCAAAGAATACTTCAAAATCCACGATATTGGCTAGTACTTTTGCTATTTCTTCGTTAATGATTGGAAGTTTATTTTTAATGATGTCATAGGATATTCCACCCGTATGCATACATTGCATGAATAAATCATATGCTGCATATTCTTCTCTTAAGTTATTCAATTCCTCTTTCTGTTCTCGTAGGTTGGTTAATTTTTGTTCACATGAGCCATGAGTTACATATAATAATTGTAGCTCCTCCTCACAATCAACTAAATTGCTTTTTGTTGATTCAATTTTGTTTGCAATGGTGTTCTTTTTGTTTATTAAGTTTTGAGTATTGTCAATAATTTCTTGATTTTTTTCATACTCTAAAATCTTATTTTGTAGTTCCTCCACTTCCTTTACAAGCATTTCCTGTCTTGTGTTGTTGTTTGTAATTTCTAGTGAAAATATAGAAATTTCATTTTGCGTATCTTTTAACTTTCCTAATAGCTGATTATGCTTGTCTAAATGATCTTCTATATTTTCTGCTCCCAGGTTGTCTATATCCTCTATTAAAGCAATGCTGTTGGTTCTAAGATCTTTAATATTGTCTATCGCACCAGGAAGCTCTTCTTGTGCTTTGTGGGCATCACAAATGAATTTGCAATTTGGAAATTTATCGCCGCACGGGACTTCAGACAACAAGCGTACTCTTCTCCGAAATATTTCCACCTTATCATTCTTTTTGGACAAATCATCTAAAATTTCTTCAAGATCTTTTTGTGTATCGGTCATAAGTTGTTTTTTATTTTCTAAATCAACAACATCAAATTGTTCCACAAACTTATTAATCTTTATTTCTAATTCTTCCTTTTCTTGTTTCTGTTGCTGTAAAGTTATTAATGTTTCAATGGCACTTTTTAACTCTGATTGCTTTTGGGTTAAATCATTTTTGGAACCATGGATGTCAATAATTTCTACAGGTGTTGCGCCAATAGTTTCATTTATCTTAGAAAGCTGTTGGGTTAACTTCGTTATGGTGTCGTTATATTTTTTACATTGTTGTTTGTGCTGTGTTATTTGCTCATTACTATCTTCTAGTGTGTTTTGAGCCGTATCAATATCTGCGTCAAATTCCCTGCCTTCTAGTCGCTTAAGCGCTCCACGCAGATCTGCAGCGTCTTCTTTAGCCATTTTAAACTTTTTATCAAAAAGTTCTAAATCAAGAAATTTAGCTAGTATTTCTTTTCTTTTTGTAGAACCCTCTTTAATAAATGATAGCGAATCAAGCTGTGACGCCATAGATGTAAGCAAAAAATCTTCTATCGTGCCGAACATCTTTCTAATGTTTTTATCTGTATCGTTTCTTGACAGCCCATTACAGCTTATAACTTCATTATCAAAATCACTACAATAATTAAAATCTACAACTGTTTTGGCTTCAAGCGTTTCTTCGCCTTTAAGTTTTTTAGTATATTTTTCCGATGTTCTTTCAATAGTGTAAAGCTTATCACCAACTCTAATCTTAACTGTGCCCACACCCAAATCTTTATTTTGGTTTATAATATTTAAATTCTTTCTTTCGTTTTTGGATGTAGAGTTAAAAATTGTATATAGCATTCCATCTACAATGCTTGATTTACCAGAATAGTTTTTGCCGAATATACCAACTATTCCATTAAGCTTTTTAATATCAAGTTCATTGCCTTCGTCATAATTAAATAAATTGTCCCATTGAAATGACTCAAGTTGCCAATTAATATTTCTAGCTACCTCTTCGGTTGCTTCGATTGTTTGATTATATTTTGTATTTAAATCAAAAATTCGTTCCATAATCTCATCATCAACTTCATAATCTTTTAAAAATTGACGTATTAATTTCTTCTGGACGCCAACATCTCGTAGATTTTCTTTGATAAAATTGTTATTTTGCGCATCAAGCCCATTCCTTGTTCCCAGCGCTCTATTCAAAAATGTAATGCTTTCTGGTTTAAACCGATGTTTTGCCACATCGACCGCGTGCTTCATCTTATCTAAAGGAAGATTATTGTTAGATACAAGGCGTAAGCGAGCGCCGATGGGCACATCAATGCTTTTTGGCATTCTGCCTTTAGGGGTTAACTCTATTGTGATAAAAGGCTTGGGATTCTTAATTTCGACATGTTTAACGTTAAATACATCTTTGTCAGCAATGTCCCAAATTAAATATCCTTTATTATCCTCTTCTCCATGATTTTGCTGTATAGTGCTGCCAGCATATTGTATCCGTTGTTTGTAATCCAAGCTTTGTTTTTTGTGAATATCACCAAGCATAGCGTAGTCAAAATTATCAAATATTTCAAGTTCGTGTTCGCCATGCTCCATAACCCAGCCTTTGTCTGTTCTACAATTGCTGATTGAGCCGTGATATAGCGCAATATTAACCTTGTTTGTGTCTGTGGGATCGATCCAATTTTCTTCATCAAACACAGAAAGCACATTTAAACAAAATTTATCATTAAGATGTGTTTCGCCAGAGTTCTTCAATAAATGAATATTAGGCAAATTTAGTGCTTGCACAATTGGCGTAATTGCATCTTGGCGATTGCTATTGCGTAAATTACCATCATGATTCCCAAGAATGATATATGTGGGTGCTATGCTTGCTAAATTAGTAAAAAAATCTGAACATAATTCCACAAATTCTGGGGAGATTTGTGTTTTAGTGTGTGCAATATCTCCGCAATGGATAATACAATCTATGTTTTCTTCTTGTAGGGATTCGTATAATTCCTGAAATATCTTTCTATATTCATAATGATACTTCAAATTCTTAATATGCGTATCCGCGATGTGGGCAAACTTCAAGTGTACTCCTGGTGTAACTTGTGCTACTATCTAATGTAACATGCTATATTTGCGATGTCAAGCTTTTATTTTAATTCTTTTATTGCTTTTGATAGCTGTTCTTTGACAATTTGTCTTAGCCTATCTTTGCTTTGTTCTTCCAAGCCTGGGCGTGACATCGAGGCTGTATTTAATTGATCTGGAAGTGTTCCTTGGGGACGGGATTCGTCTGGATCATGATGTATGGATGCTAAATTTTCTAATTGTTGTAGAATCCAATCATCGGATCCGCCAGTGCCAAAGGTGCCTTCACCGCCCGATTTTTGTACTTCGGGTGGCATATGTTCTACTCCATAGGCTTCAGCTTTGCCGGATATAAATAAATCCATTAATTTTTCAGCCGCAGATGAGCCAAAAAATTCATCTCTTAATTCTTCATCTCCTGAAATAATAATATTAACAACCAAAGATTGTTCTTGTTCGTCCAAGCCAGCGGCTTGTAGTAATTTGACAAGTTTGGTTGTCTGCGGATCATAATGTCCAACTTGCCCACCTTCACTTACTTGAGACTCTTTAAGATTGGAATATCTAAGTTCTTCTGTAATAATTTGCTTAAGTCGGGACTTGGTGATTTTCATAGATAAACCCCCAGAAAATAGCCAATAATTAACCCTTTGACGAATGCGAGATGTAATAAAGCATAGCGCGACAATCCTAGCTTACGTCTTGTTTTGCTTATAAAGTTTTTATGCCATTTAATAATATTCATTTATTGCGTTTCCTATTCGCCAGCCACAAAATAGTCTCCGACAAAAGCCTCTAAGTCATACGCTACGGCGTCTAACTCTTGAGCAAGAGCTTCTGCCCTGGCAACCTGTGAAGCATCCATGCCTTCTTGAGAGCCGAGCCCTCGCAGAAAAAGAATAGAATCGTTAAGCCGTGCTTGCATCCAATCCATTGTGAGTGTTGCGGATCCTTTCCGTGTCAAGGGGGGCTCACCAGTTTCGGCTCTTGCGGGCTCGTCAGAAACTTCATAATCATCATGCGTGACCATTGAGGTACCAAAACCTCCTGGTACGACACCATCTTGTAAGTTTTTAACTTCTTTCTTTTTCTCGTTCATAAAATATCGAGGATCGATAAATTTCTTATTTTTTTTAATCATTTAATTACTCTCCTTGAGTTCGACAGGAGGGTTTTGCATGTGTGGGATGCCAATTCGCTCCTGCTCATTTAATCTTTCTTGCGTTCTATGATGACTGTAAGAAACAACCGCTAACGTTAGCAAGGATAAAACAATAGCTAATACATCAAGTCGCAGCAATCTTAATAATCTTTGTTTCATCAGAACTCCCCGGTCATCCCATATCTCAGTGCAGATTTGAGATCTTCTACAATTTCTTCTGGTGATCTACCCGCTACCCATTCATCATAAAGATCTAATTTATCTACAATCATGCCGCTAAAATCTTCAAATGATAAGCCGTCATCTCTTGTGGAGCTTGCGTGTCCTATCGCCTGTTGTGAAAGTTCTCGCTCGGCTGGATCACCTTGTTCTTTTAAAAGCTTTGAAAGCTCTTCTTTAATTAATGTTTTAATATAAATCAACGCTTCGCCTTTAACAAATCCTATATCTGTGCCTCTGTAATCTTGGCTTTGAGAAATCCCCATTTTTTGCAGTAGAGATTCAACCGCTTCCGAAGAATTTGGATGTGATGCCAGAAGCGCAATAATTGCATCCGCCAAATCATCAGCAGTAACGGATCCTGCGCCAACCATACCACCCCCGTAGGGAGTCCCAGGCGCTTCTGGGGGTTGCTCTAAGGGATCCCGCACTGGTGGGTAGGGGCTGACTTCGCGGAGGATTGTATCGACTTCCTCAGCAATAATTTGAGCAAGTTCTCTTGTCGCAAGCTTGATGTCGCTCTCTCTTATTATGTTCTCATTAGCGTGCGTGTGAAGAGCGGCAAGATAATCATTTACATCGCCATCGGTGCAGCCAACTTTTTTGCCTTTAGAGCCATCAGCTTTCTTTTTATAAACACATTTTCCATCAACTACCTACGGCATATAACTTTCCTCTATAACGCATTAATACTTGTCTCCAATAAATAGTCGTCTTGTGCTATAAAAGTGGCATTTTCTTTTCGTTTTTTAAATACTTCTTTTGTCATGCTGCCGACATCATCATATCCGCTGGTATCTATTTTATAAACTTCAACTCCGTAGTTAATAAAATTTTTTATTATTCGCTGCTCTTTTTGTTGTGCATCTTGGTCAAGAGCAATGAAAACTGGCGTATCATGTATTACTATTGCTTGAAATAGTTTTGAGCTTTCCTTTAAAGTCGAGCCCAATAATGGCACAGAATTACGTCCAGCTATTATAGCATCAAAAACGCCTTCTGTAATTATTAAATCATCATCCCAATCCACATAAAGCTCATTAAAAATTATATCTTTGCTTACCGAAGGATTGAGATATTTTTTCCAGGAACCGTTATATGTTCTTGCTATAAAATAGTTGACATATCCCTCTTGATCAAATGATGGAACTATAATTCTGTTTGCATAATACCCAGAAACACAATATCCAATTTTCCAATAAAGAATATCTTCTTTTGTTATGCCGCGATCTTTTAAATATTTTCTAGCCAACAATGATGTTAAAGGTATATTTTTGCTTACTAATGAATTGAATTCATCAGGCAGGGATGTGCGTTCAAAATTAACATCTTTTACAGTGTCAAAAAGATGCTCAAAATCTGTAATATTGACTTTGTTTGTTAATAGATCCCATTCTTGAAGTTGTGCAAATGTTCCGAAACGCCGGACCACACGTCTTAAATTGCGACCATTTGTATCGCAAACCCAACACTTGTATACATTCTTGTCAATATTGACAGATAATTTCTTTTTATGATGCTTGCAATATGGACAATAAAACAAATATTCATCATTTGTTTTGTAATTATCGCCCAAAATTTTAATCAGAATTTGTCGTTTAGCGTTCACTTACTTATTATAACTGACTATAACAACAATGTCAAGCAATTATAGGTCCAGCCAGTGCCATTACTATTGCATCTGCCCTATCATCTGTTCCTGGTTGCGGATTGCCCTTGTAAGTTAAATTGTATTTAAACTGCCCATTCATTTTATCTGCTATTTGCTCAACTATATAGGTCTTTTTTTGATTGCCCTTTAAGCCTCTAGGAACTTTAATATTTAATTTGGCTCTAGCAGAAGTGGGATTAATTAACGTTGCATTTTGATTAAAAATTTTTCTGATTGCGTAGCAGCACATACCATTAAATCTTTGTAATTTTGCCATGGTGAAGGCAGTAGTTTTACCACCCTTAAACATCAAAGCAGGCTGTTCAACATATATTTTATATGGCATATAATAATGCTCTATTTCTTTCATTCTTCTTTCGAATTTTACTGCTCTTTCTTCCAATGATTCGCCCTGTTTAAATTTTAGCACTTCGCTAACTAAAATCTTATTTTCATCTAATACGGCGATACCAATTTTAGAAGAGCTTATATCAAGCCCTAATATTTTCATATCTAATAATCTAGTTTAAGTTTAAAAGTTAATTCTCTTTCTTCTGTTTTCTTTACTGGAGTTGCTAACGTGGCAATTCCAATTAAATTTTTGTCTTCATCAAAAAGTCCAATTTTTGAAATATATGTGGTTTTCTTAAAGCTTCCAGTGGGGTCTGCATATGAACTTGATGTGGCATTTTTTATTCTCATATTAAATGGCTCTGAATATCCCATTGTGCCGGTGGCAGCTACTAAAGCTTGATCTTTTTCCAGGTAAGTTGGATTGTTTGAGTGATTAAGCTCTCCCTTGTGCGCATGCGCTAACATTGTTAATGTGGGTATATAATTTGTACCTTGAAAGGATAAATTATAACTTGAAGAAACTACTTTGC